ATAGCCTGTTGCGGTCACGATAAGTGGCTTTACCTGTCTTATCAATGAAGAAAATACCCGGCTCAGACTGTTCAACAACATTGACGTATTGCATCACGTTCGTGCCAGCAGAAATCACATCAGCCTGCAAAGTCTGACCACCAGCATCAATGTTGCGCTCAGTGGCAGGCCAGTTCACGCCAGCATCACTCAACACAGTATCAATACGAGCGCCAGACAACTGCACAGTAGCCGTTCCAGCAGTCAAAGTCTGACCAGCCAACGCAGACATACCATCAAAAGCAGCCAAAGTCGCATCAGACAAACCAGAAATGTTGTAATCCAAATCCCAGTCATCAACCAACCCATAAAACTGCACAGCCGTACCAGCAGTCACACGAACCTCACGGCGAGGCACAATCTGACCAAAAAACGGGCTAAGAGTATTAGTCGGGTCAAAGAAACGGTTTTGGTTATTGAACTGAACCGTCAACGAACCAGAATTGAAACGGTCAAGTTCACGGCTCTTACCACGGTTGATAGACACGCTTTTCACATACTGAGTAACGTCATAATAAACAGCGCCAGCAAGCGTATAGCCTGTGTTGTCTAAAACACCAGCAGTAGCGTCATCCAAAGTGAACCAAGCACCCGGGCCATTCTCATCAAAACCAAGTTCGACCTTGCGAGTAGGCATCGGCATTAGGCTCTCACCCAAACACTGCCATTAGTGCGCTCATAACGAGAAATAGTATCAACAATGGTCTGACCAAGTTCGGCCTTATCAGTAACCATGCCAGCGTTGATGTTCACCTCGAAAATCTTTGCAGGGCCAGCAGACTGAGCCGTAAACATCAAACCGCCACCAATACCGCCAGCACCAACAGTCGCAGGCTGTTCAACACCAGTCATGTTCGGGTTCAAACCAGCCAAATTGTAAGCATCAATACCCATAGACTCAGCCATACGAGAATTAAACGTGGCAGTAAACGCATCAGCCAAAGTCTGAGCAGCCTGACGCAAAGCGTTATCCTGCGACAACAACCCCTCAATCAAACCATTAGTAACATCAACACCAGCACCAAACATTACCTGAGCGGTTTCCTCAGCAATGATAGAACCAACATCAGACAACTCAGCAAACACATTATTCAACTCGGCAACAGTGTCAGCACCACCAGAAATAATTGCAGCAGCCGTAGCCCCACCAGACTCCAAACCTGCATCAACAATCTGCTTAAACAAGTTCTTATCCAAACCAAGACGGCGCAACTCACGCAAATCAGCCGCAAACTTCTTAGTCTTATCCAAAACCTTCTGGAAATTGCCAGTCAAATCCCCAACCATGCCCTGCACATCAAGAGTGCGAGTCAAAGTCAACCGAATACCGTCAGCAACCGAAGTGGTCGTCTCAACAATCGTCTGAGACTGCGACTCCAACAACGAAGTGATGTTCGCAAAACCCATCACGGCGTTCTTAGTCGAAGCAATCAAATCATTAGCATCCGCAATGCGTTGAGCGATAGCGTCACGCTGCTGTGCAATACCAGCCAAAGTAGTCTGTGTGGCACGAGCATAAGCCATCAAATCATCAGCAGAAGACTGGAACAACAACTTGTTATCAACCGCACTAGCAAGTTTGTCAGCGATAGCATCAAAAGCCTCAACAACCGCAGACTCAAACTCGCCCAAAGCACGAGTAACAGCAGGCAACGGCGAAACCGACTTCAGCAAAGTCATCATGCCATTACCGAAAGAAACAATCTCCTCAGCAACATCAGCCAACGCCTGTTGCATAGCCTCAAACGCCTTAGCAGACTCCTCAGCAACCTTAGCCAACTCGTCAATGCCAGCCTTAGTCTTATTGAACTGTGCCTGCAAAGCGGCAACACCAGCAGCCCCACCCTTGACTATACGGGCGTAAACAGTTCCCCAACCCTCACCGCTAAGGATGCTGCTAATCAAAGCCTCAGAAGCACCCAGATTTTCAAGTTTTAGACGGGCGTTCTGTTTCTTAATCTCGTCTTTAATGTTTTTGTAAAAATCGGCAACGTAATCTTTGCCCTTATCGTCATCATCGTCACCAGTTGTAGGAATTATTGCGTCAGGGCCTTCAATGCTACGAATCGAACTCTTTGCACGGAACTCCGGGCCATCAACAATCATCTTTGTTACACTGCGGAAACCCTTAGCAAAGTCCTCAAGCCCGTTTACTACAAAACCAATAAAACTCATAATCGGGTCAACAAGTGGCTTGAAGATTCCCATAAAAGTGCTAGTAACTCCCAAAATAATTTTGAAAGTAATAGCAAGAATGTCAAGCACAGGCGATAGCACCGCACTAACTACACGGGCAATTATGCTAAAGGTTTCGCCAATGAAAGCCAGCGCAGGCATCAAGAAGTTCAAAGCATCACCCAAACTGATAGAGATAATCTCAAGCAGTGGTGCAAAGGCAATCATTAAATCACCCAAAACATCAACAATGATGTTGAACAAGTCACCAACAGGTTTTAGCAGAGGCATCAACGCATCCATAGTGTCTGCGAGACCCTGAAAGAAGTTCAAACCAGCGCCAGCACCACCCTCAAGCATCGGCTGTAAAGCCATCATAAACTCAGTAATAACAGGGGTCAGTTTCCCACCAAGTTGAGCCTCAAAGTCCTTAAAAGCACTCTCAAGTTTCTTCTGCTCAACAAACAAAGTACCTGCACCCTTAGCAAAAGCACCCTGCGCCCTAGCAGTTCTCTGATACAACAATTCAAGACGAACCTGCTGTTGAGCGTTCAACAATGCTTGACCAGTAAGATTGCCCATCTCCCTAGAAGCCAAAATAGTGTTTACTTCTTGTTGCTTCATAGCAACACCGAACTTCTCAATCGGGTCATACTCACCACGGAACAACGCCGTCATACCCGACAAAGCCTCAGAAACGTCATAACCATAAACGGTTGCAAGGTCAGACGCTAAAGAAACAAGTTTCTCAGTCTCATCAGCGGTCTTAGCAGTGTCAAAACCTGCACCACGCAAAACCGAACCCAAGAAAGTTGAAGCCTGAGCAGCCTGACTCTGAGAAAGACCCATAGTGTTTGCCGTTGTGACAAACTCTTTCATCCTGCCAGTGGCATCATCAAAAACAAGTTCCAAAGCACGAATGTTACGTTCAAGGTCACGAGCCTGAACAATAGTTCCAGTAGCGAAGTTCGCTAAACCGCTGACAGACTGGAAAGCCACAAAACCAATAGCAGCAGCCTTAAAAGACGCACCCAAAGAGCGCACAGTGCCAGCCAAGCCAGCCAAAGCGCCCTGAGCCTGCTTAACACCAGCACCATTAAAGGTCGAAAGAATAGGTAGGTAAATATTGCCAGCCATAACTAGCCTCTCAATCTGGCATTAACAATAGCCACATACTCGTTCAAAGCAATTTCCATTTTATACCTTGCAATAGGCAAGGCCTTTAGACCGCTAGGCCAAACATAACGAGATGGCGAATTTTTGACAACACCACGACCACTATTCAAGTTCTGGATAAATTTAGTAGAACGAGCAATCGTGTTCTTGTGCTTACGCATACCACCAACATTGCCCGGCCCAGAATAAGGATAAGGTTTAGTTTCTGCATATTTATTCATGTACTTACGGCTACGACCAGCCATGTCAGCAAGACCCAAAGCAGCAGAACGAGTCCTAACACGAGCAATCGAATTGTATTTTTTCTTTACAGCCATGCGAGGTGTCTGAATAGTAGTCGAATTAGCAGGAAAACCTGTGTTCCAACTTAAACGCCCCGGTATTACCGCAGGTGTCATACCCTTTAGCAAAGGTGGGGTAGACGGGATTCCTCGCCTAACCGCATCTTCAACGGGTTTAGCAATCTCACGAGCCCTTGCCTTTAGTTTCTTGACGTGTTCACGGTCAATTTGCCCAAGAATTGTAATCATTTGACGCACATCAGTAAAAGAAACAGATGCTCTACCGCTGGCAGAAGACGCATACATTTTACTGATTTCCATACACCAAGTCTACCGAGCAAAAAGAAAACCACCCTTACGGGTGGTCTCTTTATTTAGAAGACTGAGCCTGCGCCCTAGCCGTCAGATAACGAGTCATCGTGAACAACATACGGTCAGACTCCTGCATAAGCACAGAAGGAGCGATACCAGTCTCGCAAGCCAAAGCCGCAATGTGCCAGTGGGCTGAAGTTTCGCCCAGACCCTTTATTTTGGGTCTGTTTCACTCGCCCCAACAGAGGCGACATCCTCAACCCAAGACTCGAAGTCCTTAGTAGTTTCCTTGCGGCGCTTTTCGCTAGTCCAAGCCAAAAAGAGCAAATGAGTGTACTTCACACCAGATTCCAAAGTGGTAACTGACACGTCATACTTAGTTTCAAAAGCAACAAGGTCGGCAGCCGAACAAGTTACTTCCTTTGCTTCACCAGTATTCAATTCAATGCGTAGATTGATTTTCATTATTTTCCTTATGCAGTTGCTCTAGTGATTGTGCCGCTTGTAGGCCAAGTCACTGAGAATGAACTGAGGTCGCCGATGCTGCCCGAAATTGGACTATATGCGTTTATCAAGCAGAGTGCCGTGTATGACGGGTTCGTAGCCGAAACCGCAGTACCAGCAGGCTTGATAACCAAAGTACCGATTGTGTTAACCAATGGGAAGATGGTTGCATCTACCGAACCAGCAGCGTAGTCCTGATAGAAGTCCAACTTTGCTGAACCAGAAACGATGCCACCAACAACAGTCTTGTAGACAGTTGAGGCAGTTCCGAAGGTGGTGGTGTCTACTTCATTAGACGACACATCGAGAGTGACGGCGTGAAGTGAGTCAGTCAGGTTAACGCCGTTAAGGGTTACCTGAAACTGTGTGGCAAGAAACTTAGCCAATTTATTCTCCTACTT